ATAGAAGTATATACTAATCAAGGTGAACGTTTCTTATCAACTACTAATATGACATTTGCTAAACTTCCTAAGAGTACTGCAGATAATAGTAAAAAATTATAAAGAAAATTCCCTATGGAGTTAAACTCCATAGGGGTATTTATTAACTATTTTCTTGAGCTTTTTCAGCATCATTACCAGCGTTAACATATGCAGATACATGAGCTTTAATAATTTTCATGTAATCAGACATAATCTTTTCAGCTGTTTGATATTTACATTGTAGATACGTACTATAAGTAGATGCGATTCTATTAACGATCTTTTGAGCATTGACTGCAGTTTTAGAATCAATGCCACCATTCTTAACATCGTTAATTGTTTTATTAGCATTTGCAGTAATAGCTGCACTGTTACTACCAGTAGTTCCTGGAGCTGGAGCACCATTATTATTCAATTCAAATTCAGAAAATACATTACCATATAAGTATGTATTATATTTATTTGCCATAATTATTGACCTCCTTATGGTTGAGTTGTAGTAGTTCCACTATTAGTACCGCCACCTTGAGGAGTACCATTACCAGCTGGAGAAGGAGTTGTTGTAGTAGCAGGTTTAGCAGCTGTTGAATTATTAGCATCAGTTTGCTGTTGAGGCTGTTGACTAGCAGCTTTATTAATAGCAGAATCTAATGATTTAAATACTTTATCACTAGTAGCTTTATCCTTCTTAATATTGTCTACAATTTTAGGAATAGCTAATACTTGTTCAGCTAAAGCACTGATACTGATTTCATTAGCAGAGTAATCTTTATCAGAATCTTTACCACCTTGGAAATAATCATTACATGTTTCTTTCCATTCATCGGTATCTTTATAGTCAGGAATAATGCCTTTGCGGAAGTTATTAATAACTTGATCTACATCAGAATTTTCTTCCATTTTAGTTGCAGTCATGATAACAGCATCAAAGTTAATATTAGGAGGAGTTTGAATACGATTCAAACCTTCCTTATAGTTAGGCATGTTGACTGTAGTGAAACCTGCGGTAGGTTTACTTAATTGGTCTTTATATTTGTCAAGGTATTCTTTATTAGATTTGAAGAACTTATCAAACCAGTTAGATACTTTATCAAATAGACCCATAACGAATTCTTTAATCTTATTGAAAAATTCTTTTACTTTATCCCAAGCACCTTCATGAATAGCTGCTAAACGATTTTCAACGTCTACGCCTTCAGCGAGAACCATTGCTTCTTTAATACAGCAATCCATAATAAGGTCATTGTGTTTCATATCAGTGATATGATTCATCAAGATTTCAGAATCAGTAAGCTTAGAGAACTTAAATGCTTCTTGTTCTTTTAAGAATTTAGCAGACTCTTCAGCCGCAATACCAACTTGGTCATCAACAAATTCTTGGTTAGCCATCAAAGTGATAGCAGACAACACAGATTTAGCTTGATAGTAGTTATTGCAGATATATTGAGCTTTAATGCTATAAACTGTCAAGTGATAAGTCCAGATTTCAGAAATCATAGTAATAATGATACGTTCAATCTTACGGATATGCTCATCACTACCAACACTAATCTTAGTAGAGTTTCTATATTGAATAACTTTGTTTAAAAGTTTCTTATATTCTTTATTGATAAGTCTAGCATTATCTAAGTTAGCTGCTAGATCATCACGTACAGACTTAATGATTTCGATGCATTTATTTACATCTTCTTTATGGAAAGAGACAGTAGTAGATCCATTAACAAAGATATCTGGAGTCTTAGATAAATCTTTAACTTCGATATCATCTGGATCTGCATCAATAATCTCAGCCTTAGCACGTTTAATAATTTTGCTTTGGTTATTAGTAGTAATCTCTAATAACTTACGAGCATCTTCTTCAGATAACTCATAGAAGTTATCACCAAAGAAATGCAAGATATCAGTTAAGATATTTTTAGAGCATGGAATTTCATCATCTAAAATATACTTAACCATATCACGTTCAAAAAGAACGTCATTACCATTAAAGTCTTTTAGGTAATCATTGACTACAGTAATTAGTCTAGAATCACCTTCATTACTCAAACGTTTAAGATTATATTCTAATACTTCAACATATTTATCAGAGTAGAATGAATTAAGACGAGTTAAAGTGCCGAAGAATTGATCATATGCTTTTCTTGCAGTCACTTCAGATTCACTTTCTAACAAATTACGATAGAAAGTTTGAGTTTCTTTCATAGCCTTAGTTTTAAATGTATCAACTAACCTAACAACTTGAGGTAAAGTTGCAAAGGAAGTTTTAGCAACAAGGCTTGGAGTTTTAATTTTATCTAGTAGAACGCTATCAAAAGAGAAAGCTTTCATATTACCTTCCATTATATTACCTCCAAGGTAAAGTTAATAAAAATAAAGAGGAGAGAGATATTGAATCTCTCTCCTCAAAGTTTTAAATCTTAAATTAGATATTGAAGTATGCTTCGAAGTCATTATGATCGAAAGCGGATTCATTATATTTAGGATTTGGTTTTGCTGTCAAGATTGCACGGCACATAGAACGAGCATCAGATTTAACACCTTTAATACATTTAATCATGAAAGAAGTTTTCCAAGTTCTATAATTACTAGCTTTAGTACTTAAAGATTTAAATCCGTTAATTGCAGCATTAGCATTAGATTTTTCTGGTTGATTAAGACCTTTAGCTTCATTTTGAGCTTTTTTGATTAAAGCTTTATGATCACGATCAATATTTTTACTTTCTCGATCAGCTGCACGTTTAAACTTACTAGCATCTGATTTAATAACTTCAAGGATAGTATTAAAGTTTTTACGAATCCAACTAGCATCCACATCAGCTTCTAAATCAGTATCTTTATATTCTTCTTTAGCATCGCTAACTTTATCATCGAATTTATCTAATGTATCGCTAATTAAACTGCTAATATTTTCTTTGTCAGATGCTGCATTAATTTCATTTAATGCATCATTAAAAGCGGAGTCAAGTTTTTTATCAATGTCATTACTAACACTGTCGATATCATCATCGATAAGTTTAGCATATTTATAAGTTTTACTGAAATCTTTATCTAAATAAACAAGATTTTCATCAAGTTTCTTTTTATATTTAGATAAAAATGCTTTATCACCACGTACATAAGATTCGATCCACGCAATGAATTTATTCCAAACATTCTTAACCCAGTTTTTAATAAAAGTCCAAATCTTTTCAATTTTAGATTTAATAGTATCTAACATGCCTTCAGTATATACTACTTCAGAACCTTCACGAACTGTTTTAAGTTCATAATGACCAATACCTTGCATGATAGCATTGTCCATTTCTTGAACTACATCGCAAGCTTCCATAGCAAGCATGTCAAAGTCTGTATAATCATTTACTACAATACCAAGATCTTGATAAGATTCTTCATATGTAGATTCAGCGAAAAATGCCATTTATATTACCTCCGTAAATATACAGTTAATTTATTAAGCCATCAAAGCATCAGCTTCTACTGCAAGAAGATTAGCATCGAAAGCACCTTCAGTTTTAGGGCTATATGCAACAGCTTTAGCAAATACACGACGAGCTTGAGAAGCAGTTTTCTTAGCAATAGCTAATTCAGCTTCAAGTAAAACAACGTCTGCTTTAGAACATGCATTGGCAATAATAGCGATATTTTTAATTGTATCTTTATTTTTCTTTTGAGCATCGCTAATTTTTTTAGCTAATTTCTTTTCAGCTTTAACATATTCTTTTTGAGCTTTTTTAACTGCTTTAGAATCTTTTAATTCATTTTCAACTTGACCAGCAATAGAAGTGTATTTAACTTCATCTTCATCTTTGAATGCTTGTTCTAACATTTCTTTTTTAGCTTCAGCATGGGAAGAGATGCCAGAACTAATATTGGAATAAACTTCTGCAAGAATATCAGAAGCATCTGCATCTTCATATTTTTTATCACTATAACTTGTAATTTCAGAATTTACAGTGAAAGTTTTTTCTTCTGGTTCTTCGTATTTAACTTCTAATTTAGAAAGATCTTTGGATTCCAAAGATTTTTTAAATTTATTGTAGAATGCTTTATTGTCACTCATTACACGAGCAGCAATTTTTGCATACCAGCCATTGAAGAAAGCTTTGATTTTAGCCCAAACTTTCTTAAGGAAATTTACAACTTTAGTTTTAACAACTTCCCAGGATGCTTCTTGGAAAGGTCCAATATCAGCACCTTCTTGAACAAGTGCAAATTCTTTCATATCAGAGCGTACACAGTCGCCGAAAATTTCAGCTTCGAATTGAGTACATTCTAAAGCAATAAGCCCAAGACCTGCTTCGCATTCATATTTAGCGGAGTTTTCAAGGGTTACGTTGATATCTTCAGTATCATGACCACCGAAAAATGCCATAATTATTATCCTCCTTAAAAAGTTATACTTGATAGTATAAAAGGTTTTAATTAATTTTTAACCCAAAATAGGTTAGATTTATTAAATTGTTACACGTATAGAGTTAGAGACTAATATAAATTAAGCTATTATGATATTAATATCTAATGCATTATTCTCTGTACCAATAGTGTTGATATTTAAGAACTCAGGAATTCTACCAACAATAGATTCATCTTTACGATAAATGTGCTGGTATCCTGGACCATAACCATTAAAGTCTAAGAATTCAAAGTAGGTTACATTCTCTGCATACTTTTGAGTTATATATGTAATGATGTTAGGAATATGGATATCAGAGATTCTGGATTTATCTTCAATATACTTTCTAATATCATTCTTGATATACTCAGTTAAGTATTTATCAGTAGTAGTTAAGAACTTGACTTTAAAAGTCATAGATAAGTTAACTCTATTTAAAGGTACTCCATCATTCACATAGAATAGTTTAGATGGACCATACGTGTTAAAGAACTTGATGTCTATACCGAAACTATCTTCTAGCACATCTAGACATTCAAGAATATGAATACGTTTCTTTTCAAGATTATTAATGAAATCTTGAATTCGTTCTTCTGTATTCACATAGTCATATGATATAACTGGTACACGATCTATAATATAAGAGATTTGACCATTGTCTTGTTTTCTAATCTTAATATGAGATTCAATCAAATCAGAGTAGTTATATAAGAAGTCAATACCATATTTGACAGTATACTCATTAGTTAAGCTATATCCTTCTAAGAAATCAGCTGTAAAGATTTGATCTGCTTTATGTAGACCAGCATTATATCCAAATACATCTTTAGCAAATACAAATATTTTCATATTCATATTATTAGTCATATATCCAGGACTCAATCTAGTTGCATTACCAACTTCATATACATTATTGATCTTAAGCTTGATATTCTTATCAATCTTATTATCAGTATTAAGCTTGAACTTATAGTCCATAATGAATGTATTTTGATCGTAGTTTACAAATTCAGCCTCAGCCCATCTGTAAGGAACTTGATACTTTTCATCTGTATAGAATACAGCTAAGACTTTAACATCTACACCAGTAATCTTCTCTGGGTCATATGGATCATCTCTATGAACTAAACCAATATCAGATTGGATATTCTGCATAATAGAGATATCCCCTACATAGGTATCACGTTCACTTAGATAATGACGATACCAATTCATTTTATTAGCCACAAACTGTACTTTAGAGTCTTGATTTACATAAGTAAATTCAAGTAGTTTGTTTACATCCATGATATTCATATAGTAAGATACATATAATGGTTTCTTATTAACGATACACATGAATGGATTCATATATAGGAACTGATTCTTTCTAGCATTATTAAGTTCTTCTTCAGAAGATTGATATGCTACAGAAGCATTTGTAGTTCCATCGTATTTGATAATATTACCAGCAGTCAATATATAGTTTGAATCTGAGATATTATCAAAGTCACGTCTAATTGCTTCAATTGGTATAGTATTAGTTGGAATGATATTTGTAGGAGAATCCATTAATACGAATGCATAATACAAACGAGCTAATGGGTTATCCATCTTCTTAAAGAAGAATAGTTTATTATCATCATCGTCAATAGTATTGAAGTAGTTATTAATATCAGTACTATTAGTTACACTACCACGAGATAAAGCCTCTTTAGGAATGAGTTTCTTTAAGTCAGCAATAGAACGTTTATCAATACCATATTGAGCATCTGATGTAGGAATTACTAATAGATTCAATCTATCATAATTTATCTTCTCAGATTTAACTCTAAAGTATATACTATCTTTATATGAGATATTACCATTAGCACCCTGACAAGTATATAAGTTAACTGTAACCTCAGTATTAGCTGTAGGTAAGTAAGAACTATTATCAAACATTACACGAATAGTAGAAGAATCTATATAAGTATAATTACAGAAATTATTTATACCATCAGTATTCAAACCATTATAAACTGGTTTGAGTTTTCTTGTTGGTTGATCATATTCCTTTACATCTACATCGAATCCAGCTAATTGATTATCAAATTCAAATTGAAGCATCTTAGATTCTAATGGATTTGTAGTGATAATAGTCTTATGATAAGTAGTGTATTCATATTGACGTAAATCTACTAAAAGCATAACTACATTACGCCCATCAATCTTAGATCTAACTGTAGGTTTTAAGTATGGATCAACATCATTAGAGTTTCTAGTTATAATAGGATTACTTTGAGTAGTGTCATACATACCCGTATAGATATACTCACCTGTAGGCAACTCAATACGTTTGATAATTAAATCATACGGTAAATGGAATTCATAATCACCTATCATGATTTTTATATTACGGTCAAATTTAAATGTATCAGAGACCGTATTCAAGATAAGTTCATCTTCATAGAAGACAAACATAGCTTGCATAGTTGCAGGCTCAGCAAAAATCTTATTAATACCGAGCATTAAAGCATGAGAGATTACATTCTTCTCAAATTTAGCTTTTATAGGAATAGCTTCATTAGAATACTCAGCTGCCATAGTAACAGCATTTTGTAGAGCATTAGAATTTACATCTCCCATATAGCCGAATATACCCATAGAGAGGGTAATTTCATCTTCATCTACATATCTTTTCTTAATATTTTCAATATATTGATGTATATCATATATATTGGCATTAAGTAAAGTATCATTTTGAACTGTATTTAAGACAGTCTCCTGATATGATCGGAGAGTCTTGTTTACTGATACCGCATCAGATGCCATTTATTTATCCCTCCCATTTGAGTTTATAGAAGCCTTTGTTAGGTAAAGTTTCATTAAATCCATAGTTCATATTATATTTAGGATCTTGGAAATAAGCGAACTTATTTAGTCCTTGACCTTTATCGGTATTATCATCAGTAGATAATCCTAGACCAGTTCTTATAGTATTCATATTATTATTGAAGTTTTCAGATATGCCAGATGTTTCTCTTTTAAGTTCATCATTAATATCATCCATATGAGTAGCTATATATGCGCTGCCACCTAACATAGTACCAGCAACAATCTTACCAGTATTCTTAATACGTGTTTCAACAGAGTCTTCTGCTTTATATTCACTAACATGGAATCCATCACCAGCAGCCATTTGTTGTTGAATTTGTCCACTAGTAACAGCACCACCGCCATTATTTACAGCACCACCTGCGGTACCACCTTGGAATTGCATATATGCTGGAAGAGCAATATATGGTCTTTGCATATATTCACCACTCCAACCATTAAATTCATCCATATATCCACCTAAAGATGGATCCCCAGCTGGAATCTTTTTAGCAATCTCATTAAAGTCTAATATAATATTAGGATCCATATCTTCTACATATGCAGCTTTAAAGTTAATAGTAAACTTTACATTACCATCTGCAGGAAGATCAGAGAATGTACTCCTTGGTACATTCTTAGGATATACTCCAATAAACTTAGAGTAATGAATAATAGACTCACCATCTTCACCAACAATAAACTTATACATAGCCATTTGGTCATGGATAATTTTACCATTTAGATATCTATCATCAACAAAGTCAACTAGACCATAGTGTTTCATACGTTCATATTCATCAAACAGTCTAAACCACATATATACTTCTAGATACTTTGTATCTTCAAATTCAACAGAGAACTCATGGTTTTCATCTGATTCATAAGATGTACCACGATAGAATATAGAAGATCCTAAGATATTCTTAGATGTCTCATAATCACTTGCTGTAGTAATATCTGGTAAATCTACATTAGACCTTTTATAGTTAGATAAGAGATTAACAAATGGTCTACCACAAGCAGAATAACTTAAGCTTTGTAATACATCATTATATCTCTTTGATGCTTCAACTATCAAAGAGTTATTAGCAATAGATGGATTTAGATTTACACCATTAAATAACTGTAAGTCAGGTGTAGTAAAGAAAATAAATTCTTTAGTAAACCCCATCCAGTTATTTGGATCTAATCTTTCATATCTAGCAAACTTCTCATATTTCTCTTTCTGAGTTACTCTCCCAGCACCAATACCAAGACCATTTGCTTTTACATATTTAAGTAACCCACTAGATGATTCATCGAATTCAGGTCTCGCAGTATTATCTAATACATTAACACCAGATGTAAATTTATCTATACTATCTCCAATACTATTAATAGCATCTGCTGCATCATTACCTAGTTTAGTAACAGCTCCAGCAACTTTACCTACAGTATTGATATATATTGTATTTTTTACATTTTCTACAGTACCAGTTACAGCATTCTTTCCTTTTTCTGCTACATTATCTATAGCATCTCCAACTCCAGATACCGCATTATCTATCGCTTTGTCTATAAGGGTTTTATCATCGTCTGCCATTACAAATATTCCCCCTTTCTTATTTAATTTAATCTTATGTTAAAATGGCTAATTCTTATCGTAATTGTATATTATAATAGTGAAATAGGGATAAAGCATATAGATATATGCTCTTATATCACGGCTTTCAGTTATTTGTTTTACTATACTTTAAAGCGAGGCTGATGATTATGAGAGACTATATTGAAGATATTATATTAGATGGTGAATTTCCTAAATTAGAAGAAGCTAAAAATGCATGTAACGTTTATACAATAGCAATAACTTCTGATGAAGATTATATTAATCTAGAGCTTGTTAAAGTAGAGGATTACAATGAAATAGTTTATCTTTATAATTCACTAATCGATGACCTTATTGACGGAGGTCTAGTTAATAATTATTCTCATACTTATAAGTGTATGAAAAAAAGATTTTTCAAAATTTAATGAGAAAAATCTATATGCTTTATTTTTTTTCTTATTTACCCATTTTAACATAAGATTAAAGTCATATATGATACTATAAGGAGGTACTTTAAATGATCCTTAAGGATTTAATTACAGATGTTTTAGACGCTGCGGATGGTACCGAAATTGGTAAATTTGTTTCCAAGAAGAATCCATCTATTAAGTCTATTACTCGAGCAAATAAAGATTTGACTATGACATTCCCTGTCATGGTTTCTAATACTGTAGACCCAGTGTCTGCACAATTAGTAGCTAGAGCTCTTGAACGTAAATTCGTTACATTAACTCAAATGCTATTATCCGCTATTTCTATTACATCTTCTAAAGATGCAATTGATCATCTTAAAAATGTCCATGCTAACTTAGACTTGTCTAGTTTCTTTGACGTTGATGATTATCTTGCAGTTAGCGAAGAATCTACTGCTATGCATATTTTTGATGCAGAAACAGTTAAAGCTGTGTATGAAGCATTTAGACAAGAACGTTTACGTGCTAAACCTATCAATCATTTACATGAATCATTGATGGATGATATGATGGCTCAGATGCGTCAAAATTCAGATTTCAATACAGCTGTTGCTAATAATAGATTTAATAATTTATCTGATGATGATAAACTTAGGGCAGTAAGACTGATAGATACTGATACAGCAACCCGAAATAGAGATTTAAATAATAGAAATAGAGATTTGCAGAATCAGAATAGAGATTTAACTCATCAGGTTCGAGACCTAAGAGGTAATGAAGCTAGAATGAGAGGAAATTTTACTAGAAATCAACGTAGAATGAATGATAGAATGAGAGCTTTACAGCAAAGTAATAATAATTTGCAATCTCGTTTAGATGATATGCGTAATAATACTAGAGCTGGATTGGCTAACGTATCAAAAGACCAAATGGATTATAAGAAAGCTAATGAATTGCAACCTACATTATTGAAAATTCAATTCATTAGTACTAATGATAACAATGACCCAATTACTGTAGATGCATACGTTGGTATTAAATCTAAAATCTACTGTGTAGACTCTGCAGATATTGCTAACCACATTGTATCTAAACGTAGCTATAACTTTAGCTTATATAACTTGATTAAAGCTACTTCTGGTGAAATCGAATTCTGGAGAGATTTCGTATTTGCTATTAAGAAAGCTAAGATCGATGCTGTATCTAATACTAACCGTGGTTCTTCTTCTAAACTTTGGAAAGTATTAGAACGTCGTGCATTAGCATCTAAGATCAATCGTTTTATGTCTTTACGTAATGATGCTACAGCAATTACTACTTTAGTAGTATCCGCTTATGATGTAGAAATGCTTCGTAAGATGGAAGATATTGATATCTCTAATTCTCGTGTAGCTCGTAAATTAATGGATGACTATAACTTAGTTGGTATCGTTATCGTTGATGATTCCACTGAATCTGCTAAATTCATCTTTGATACTGGTGATGATGAATATGAACCATATACATTCAAAACTTTAAAACGTGAAGATAAAATGGATTATAAACAAATGATTCAATTACTTGCTGGAGGTAGATAGAATGTCAAGATATGTATTAAAAGAATTCATTGAAGCCAGCAAGTTAATGGATCTTTCTGATAAAGAAACTTACGTTACAGTTGGTGTTGTTAATGAAGCTGAACAACGTGAAGTCCTTTTAGGTGTAACTAATAAACTATATGAAAAAATTGAAGCTAAAGTAACTGATGTAGACTTTGGTACAATTCCTCAATCTAGAGGTGATTTCCTTAAGATTGATAATATTGATATGGTAACTGAAGCTGTTACTGATATGAAAAAAATTTACCAAGAATACAAACAACCTTTGACTTATATTAATACTATTACTGATGCAATCAATAACATCGTTGAATTGAAAAACGAATTCCAACGTTGCTTTGCATCCAATACTAGTCTAGGTATTGTATTATATAACTCTACTGCTATGGCAGTAATCAGTGGTGTATCTTTACTTATTGCTTCCACTATTGATTTCATTGTAGATCCTAAAACAAAATCTATTGAAGTATCTGTAGACCGTGTAGCAGTATCTAGAAGTAAAGAGCTAGTTCAATTACAAACTTTAGCAGAATTCAATAATCTCTGTAAAGGTAATAAACTTAGAAAAGTATTGAATGACCTAATCAAAGTAAGTGCTAAGAATTTAGCTGGCACATCTGTATTAGCAGTTATTGGTGTAAGTATCGGTCTTATCTTTACAATCGTTCCAATTCTTCGTGAATTGATTTACTACTTCTATTATTGTAGAGCAAGTGTAGCTGAGTACTTTGATACTCAAGTTTCAATGCTGTCTTTGAATGCTGCACGACTTGAGACAGCTGGTGACCCTAAAACAGCAAACGAACAACGTAAATATGTAGATCGTTTCCGTAAGATCTCCGACTTCCTCGCAGTTGATGCTAAAGAAGCCTCTAATAAAACAGATGACAATGTACGTCAAGATGAAAAAGAAAAATATAAAGTTGATGATGTAACTGAAAGTCTTCCAGACTCCGCTGCATCCTCATTATTCTAATGAAGGGAGCATAGAAAAATGCATTTTTCTAGAAAACAGGTTAGAGAGTCTAATACTCTAAAGATGGTAAAACAAGCAGAGAAAGACACTCTTGAAAAACAATTAAACGAGTCTAAGACTATCATTCCAGAAATTAATAATGTAATGACTGAAAGTCATTTAGCTCGTTCTAAACGTTCTTTAAATATCCGTATGGAAGCTAAAGCAGCTATTAAAGAACACTTCTTAACAGAAGCAATCAAATATATTTATGACGAATGTATAATTCCAGATCTTCAAAAAGAATCTACTAAGATTATTCGTGATACGGTAATCCGTGGATTCATCAAAGAGAATGGTGTAGAATCTATCATTCGTACTTTCAATACTAAGTCTTTATTCTTAGCTGATATTGCTAAAGCAATCAAAGAAGCTACAGATGATGTAGTTAAAGCTAATGAAGATAAACTTAAAAACCCTGATACTAAAGTATCTGATGTTACAGTAGATCCTGAATATCAAGATTCTTTCATTGATAAGATGGCTCAACAAAAAGAAGAAATCGAAGATGTTGGTGCTTTAGTACAATCCCACGTTGCTAATAATGTAGAAGACTTCATTGCTTCTAATGTTGAAGATAAACAACAAATCAAAGATATCCTAGATGAAGTAAAAGAAAAAGTTGCTAATATTAAAGCATCTAATGCTGATGTAGCAGAGGACATCAAGGAGTCTATGATTTTAGGTGCTAAACGAAAAATCTATAGCGTAAAGAATGCTAAGAAGAGCCTTCTAGAAGCTATGGTTAAACACTTAGCTAAACGTGTAATTTCTGAAAACCATACAGAATTCTTGACTGAATCTAAAACTATCAATACTGATAAGATTGTAGAAACAGCAGAATGTATGTTAACTATGTTAGTGCTTTCTGAAGCACTAGGTTTTGACTTAGATGAACAAAAAGTTCGTGCAATGTACAAAAAAAAAATAAAAAAATAATGACTCCATCTAGTTTAACTAGATGGAGTCTAATAATTTAGTTCACTCTTATTCTTCATATACCTCCTTTTATTGATGCAAATGTAGCCCATCATCAAGATGAACTCCGAACACGTCCTCTTCAGAGAAGAGTTGACCGCAGTCTACTGCTAAGTCTAATTGTTCCATATCTTCGAATAACATATTCTCACCTCCTTTCAATATAAAATAATGAGAATATTATTCTTCATCTTGATGCTGTTGTTCTTGCCGTTCCCGCTCTATCCGAGCTTCTTCGGCATCCAATACTATCCGCATCACTTCTACTGATCCTTCAAACACCCAGTCAGTCATATGAATCACCTCCTTTACTAATCTATGATTCACCTTAATAATATACAGTTATTATATCTTAGTTTTACAATAAGCCTACAATGAACATAGTTTCTTGTGACTTAATCGCCAAACACCTCCTCAGCAACCCGTAGTGCTATCAAGCACAATGCAAAAGCAGGGGATGTCTCCCGCTCTTCTGCATCCCGCATATGTACACCAAGCCGTGGAAATACATATGGTAGTACCATCCGTAAATACCGCCGTGCTCCAGGCATACACCGCAAGGCAAACACCAAACCACCAGTTTCCATTAAACATCATCCTCCTCTTCTTCATCTCCAAATAAGTCTATAAACAATGCAGTCAATGCAACATCAACGAGATGGGTTACAAGAGCATCATTCTCCGCCTCCTCTTCAGATGCCGCAGGAACCCATTCACCATCCCGTTGTATTAGCATAGACGCCCGTTCTAGTATATCTAACACTTCA